ATGAAAATTGCATCACTGCGACAGGTCAGCGCGCTGCTGCCTGCTATGCTGCCGCTGCCCCTGCTGGCGGCGGACGATACCGGCAGCGCGACCATGGTGGTCAGCGCCGCGCCGGCGCAAACCGGCCTCTCCGAACTCGATACGCCCGCCGCGGTCAGCGTGGTGAACGGCGAGGATATGCGCCAGGCCGCGCCGCGCGTCAATCTCTCGGAAAACCTCGGCAGCGTGCCGGGCCTGCAAATCCAGAACCGACAAATTTACGAATTTATATCATGGCTTTCATGGAAAATTTCAGGCTGCGCTTGGCTTTATCAAGGGTTGCGTGAAATGAGTCATGAAAAATTATGTACTCATTTCTGTACTCAATTTATCTTGCGGTTTTGAGGTATAATTGAGAGGTGTTTAACTCTTTTAGGAGGGATTTAGTATGTGGAAGAAGCCAGAATTTGTTGATCTGCGCCTCGGTCTGGAAGTGACGCTGTACATTTCTAACCGTTAATGAATATGCCCGCAACTTTGCGGGCATTTTTCTAAACCGGGCCATCATCGTGCCAGACACGCATGATTTCATACGTTACCTTGCCGAGCACAATTACCCCCTCAAGCTCTTCACCAGCAATTCGCTGCCCTTCATCTGTAATGACGCAGCGATCGCCCGTTCTTGCTATCAGCGACACGCCATCATGCAGAAGAGCGACTTTGTCACCGCTGACAATGCGGGCGGACCTGTCCACTACAATAAGCCCCTCCTCACGCTCTATGAATAGAGTTGAGCCGGGATTATGAACAACCAGGTCGTTAACGGTAAGTCGACGCTCAATGTAGTCCTGAGCTGGAGATTGAAAGCCCATCAGATCACATAGCCCATGTTTCGCAGCGCCCACGTTTTGTTGGTGCCGCCATCTGTGACCAGCTCAAAGAAAAATGACTGGTAGCGCTTAATCCACCGGTTGCACTCCTCAAGTGGCCAGTGGTGATTGTACTTTTCTAGCGCCAACCGAAAGTCATCTGTAGTTACTATCTGACGTCTTTTTGCGTCTAACTTAATCGCGTCTTTGAAAGCCGCGGTAATCTCATAATCGCGTGGCATGAAAACCCCCCATAAAATAACTGTATATAAATACAGTAATATTGAGGCCGGATTTTGGCAAGCCGCTGCGGTTCTGATTTTTGTAAAGCTGATGCTGGTACAGGAACTAGGTCTGGATAAGATAGTTGTGAGTGGTTAAGAATTATTCACCCCACACCGTAGCCTGCTCAGATAGGCGCAGTATACCTCTGCCCCGTCGCCGGAGCTTTTTTAGGCGTCGAGGCCGTCAATGGCTTTCATGCGATTTTGTAACTCAGCGATCGCGTCATCTCGTTGCTGAATGCGTTCTTCTTGATTGCGGCATACCTCAATGAGCAGACCAACCAAATCACCTGGAGACAGAGTAAGAACGTTTTCGAAAGTTTCACCTTCTGACGTGGTAAAACTTCCAGAGTCTGTCACGGCTTCCGGAAGCGCCTCCTGTGCTTCCTGTGCAATTACTCCTGTACCTTTAACACCTAGCTTCGTGTAGATGTAACCGCGCATTTTCTTGAGGCGATCGATGGGATTATCAATGATTTTCGCATCTGGCTTAAGTCGTTTATCTGAATAAGTAGTCCAGCCTATGCCGCTTAGCCCCTGCCCTGTACCACGAAATTCAAAAGTAGCAAAGTTTCCGGCAGAAAGATCATTAGCAACAACGATTCTGGAAGCATAATACTGCCCAATTACTTCGTAAAAATCCCATTGTCCGTAGTTATTGTTAGAGCGGCCAAACGCTTTGCCAAACAAGTTAGTCGCGCCATTTCCAGATACTGATACACCATCAACAGTGCACTGGAAGCCAAAGTCTTTTGTAGTGCTATAAAGAGGAGAAGAGATAGTCCCGCCACTTTTTCCGTCAATAGAATTTAGCCGAGGGTCATCTCCAGCGGCTACCGTAGAGACTTTGTTGCCAACATCCAGAACAGCAGCGCCTTTTAAACCCAGATTCTTGCGCGCAACCGCTTTATCTTCGACGCTACTGAGATTGTCAGCTTTAGTGAGAACATCTGTAGTGTTTGCTTTGCTGGCGTACTGCTGCGCCATGTATCCCCAGCTCGGCCCAGTGAACGATGTGCTATCAGGGCGCTCTACAGTAACTGAAGACGCGTCGCTATAAATCCTCTGCCAGTTAACTAGCTGTGAGTTCATGCCACGCAACGCTGTACCCATGTCATTCATGATTTGCTGAGAAACGGCATACAACAGACTGGCGGGTACTCCATTCCATGCCAGACCACTTGCAGTTGGGCCTGCAAAAGCTCCACCAATCGTCAGCTGAGTATTGGATGAGATAGAAGCTACAATCAGCGTGTAGGGTGTTCCTCCAGCAATTACCCCGATGAAATCACCTACCTTAAGCTCTGTCGTAAAACTTGTTCCAGTGCCACTGACCGCGGTGGAGTTATTTGTTAGTGCAATAGTGCCTGCTGACATGGATTTTCTCCGGGCAATAAAAAACCCGGCACATTGGCCGGGTTGAGTGATTTGGTTTTCTTAATTGGCTTTAAAAATGATTTTTACCCGTTCGTCTTTTCTGGCGGCCCCAGCAGGGAATTTCCAGTAAGATATTTGCTTGCGCACGCTTCTATCAAAAACGTAAGGTGGTTCAGTCTTGGTGAGCCGGACGTTCTCAACTCTCCCGTTTTTGTTAATGTCGTAAAGCACATTAACCTCGCCGTCGATGCGAAGGTTTTCAGCGCGAACGGGATATTTGATAACGTTGGCTTCTGCAGTAACGGTAGCCAGCATAAACACGACAGGAAAAAGGAATTTATACATTAGCACCTCACAAGTTATAACTGCATAGAATACCCTTATCTTTAAAAGTGCAATTCAATTATTTGATCGTCACGATCTTTTTCAGCTTAAATTAGGGAGAATGGCATAAGGTATGCGCAAACCATACGGCTTTAAGCTGTTAGTCCAACTTTGCTGGAGTTTATTCACCCATTGGCATTGCAGTGTCCCATTTGAAAATTTAAAAAACAATCCTGAATAGCCTGTACTAGTTCCGTCGTCAGAAATATTACCGCTTGGGCAAGAACTCATAAGAATCCAGGTATTATTTCCAATCCCCTGAGAGTAGACCGAATTATCGAGATCGTAGTTCGGTGGGATATCAAAGAAACCAACAATTCGTGGAATTTTTGCAGCCATGACGGCAGACCAAATAAGCTCGCCAGATGCATTGAAAACATCTTTATAACCGCTTTCCACTGGCATGCCGCTGTGCGTCCTGGCCATCAAACCAGCGTTAGCTGTCATCCATGCTGGGTTAGATGCGAAAAATTTTGCATTGTTATTGGGCTTGAACCATCGCAGGTTATCGTCATCGGGCACCCCTCCGCTTACAAAGCCCATATCCGTAGAGTTACCTAGCTGACAAGTAATATTGTAATAGCCCACATCAGTAATTCCTCCGTATTGCACGTTATCGCGGTAATAGCTTCCCTTATAGTTTGAATCTATAACCAATGCGCCTGAAGAATTGAAAATCTGATAGCCGCTCATATGAATGCGTATAAATCCAAAGTTAATGTTACAGCGGTGGCGCTCTGGAACAATTTCCAAACACGATAGCCGCCATCATATGTTCTAGTTGCAAAGTTGTTATTGTTAAAATTACTGGATGCTGATACAACAACAGCAAATGAGCCTGCCGCTGTGAGTCCGCCGAAAGAGCCAGAAATCATATTAACGTTCGCCGGTATCATGACTGACGTCCGCCCCAAATACCTGGTGTTATAGTCTCCAATATCGACGACTAATTTTCCTGTGGCATCCCAGCACTGCAGACCACATGGCATTTTTTCTCCTTACCAGAGCCCTTCTCTGATTCGCAAAGTTCCATTAGCGTCGTAGGTCAGTTTTAGAACCCCGGTGTCAATAACTCTGCCTGAACCATTCGCCGCGTTTCGCTCGAATGTCCCCGACTTATCAAGCCGCCAGCCTACCGAGCCAGCCACGAAATTATTCGACTGAATGTAATCCCCGATCATGCCGTTATTTATCCAGCCTTGACCGATGAAGCCCTGGCTGATAAGTACCTGTCCATCTTTGATAACAAAGGGCGAATAGAGGCTGTTGCCGACACCACTCATTACGACGAACTGGTTGGCATTGACCGCCACGCGAGTTTCAACGCCTCCGTTGCCATTAGCCGTGGCGGCAACTGACAAACCGGCATCATAATTAACGCCGTTGTAGCGGATGCCGGTTTTGAGCGTGTAAATTGCTGATGGGTTATCTGCATCAGCGTATGCCGTAAGCTTCTGCTGTATAACCGCCTGTTGTTGCGCGAACTCGGCAGTAACATCCGTTTCTAGCTGAGCAACGGCACTTTCAGCATCAGCTGCTACTTTCTGAGCCTGCAGGATTCCGGCGCGGTTATCGCCATAATTCGCCCACTGCTGATTAACCGAGTCGTATTCCGATAGCATGCTCTGTAGCAGCGCTTGCGGGTCGGTGATGAGTGGCTCAAGAAGCTGCTTACCGTCAGGCGAAGTAAGAAACTCTTCTACCACGCTGCCGATCAGATCATCTGCGTTTACGTTCGACATGCCGGGCGTAAAAGCGGTCCAGTCACCTGTATTGCCAATACGATCCACAAGACGAGCTCGATACCAGCGACGAACGCCTGCAGGCATAGGGCCGTGCTGATAACTCACGCCGGGATAAGGAACATAGGCGAGAAACTGGGGATTCTGCCCATCTGCGGTTGTCGCTACCTGAATTTCGGTGTACGCCGTATCGCCCGCTCCTTCTGGAAAGCCCCAGGTGAGGTCGATGTTCCACACAACATTGTCTGTAGCCATCAGATTAACAGGCGTGCCTGGCTTACCTGCCTTGCCTGTCAGGGAAGTTGAATCAGCGTATCCCCATGGCGAAGAAATCTCTGCAGCGTTTATGGCGCGCACGCGGACATCATAAACGCCGGTATAAATGCCGCTGATGCTGAAGCCCTGCGCGCTGGTCTGGCTGACGTTGACCCAGTCTCCTTTATCTTTTCGCCACTGAGCAACATAGCTGATGGCACCTTCCACCTTGTCCCACGTGACTTGCATTGTGGAAACTGAAAGTCCCTGCTCGACGAAGCTGACCTCACTGATTTTAATATTGGTCGGCGCTTTCAGCACGCTTATCGGCGTGACGGTAATGGGCGCCGGTTCAATGCGTACTCCGTCATCAATGTAGCGATATTTGTTTGGATCGTGCTGAACACCAGAAACGGTAAATGTGCCGTCATCGTTGCTGGCAATCGAGGTGACGCGATAATACTGAATAGCCAGCTTATCGCTGTCGATGGCCCACACTGCGCCTGCTATCGGCGCCTGCCTAAATGCCGTGTTAACCGTTACCGACCGCTTATCGCTGCTGACACTGGCAATTGTTCGCGTCTGCGCCGTGCCGTCTGGCAGGTTGACCACCAGCCGATCGCCTGCGCTGTAATCAATAGCGCGGTCCAGCTTGATCGTCAGTCCATTAACAGCGCTGATGCGCCCGCCATTCTGTCTGCCAGCCCTGAAGGGGTCGGCCACGCCAATAATTTCTGCGGGAACGGGTAAGTAACCGTCCAGCCCCGTGCCAAAAGAAATGGTGCCGTCTTTGGCGTTAGACAGCAGCGCCCAGCGGCCGCGCCGATGCGCCTCACTCTGCGAGGTACAGCCGATCGCCGTCAGCGACATTTCCCGGACGTCATAGCGCTGCACCAGGTCAGAATCGTAAACACCCTCAACCGTATCGGAATAGTGGTTTACCGGGTCCGACCATGATACCTGACAGGAGGAATAGCGGTTTTTATAGCTGCCGCCGGCATACGTGAAAAGACCGTCAATGACGTTGGCAGAATGGTAAACGAAATCGACATCCATTTTGCCGCTGGCGTCAGTCTGAGGAACGTCAGCATTAACGAAAATCTGGCTGTTACCCCAGAACGTGATGCCTCGAAATATGGCGGCAATATCCTTTAGGACGTTATAAGCGTCCTGCTGGCTTTGAATGAAAACATTGCAGGTAAATCGCGGCTCTGTGCCGCCCGCACCATTGGAAACCATCTCGTCGCAATACTGCGCGATAGCGTACAGCTCCCATTTGTCGATCATCGAAGCATCGACGCGGTTCCCCATGCCATAAATTTTATCTAAGACCAAGTCATAGAAAATCCAGGCCGGGTTGTCGGTATAAGCGAACTTAAACTCCCCTTGCCAGTTACTGCCGTAAGTTCGGCTTACCGGATCATAGGTATTTGGCACGCGTACCAATTTACCCTTCGGCTTACAGGTGATTTTTGGGGCGCTGCCGTTAAACTGGCTGGCATCCACCTCAACGTACAGCAGCGCAGTATTTGGATAGCGCAGCTTACTGTCGATGACCTCGGCAAAAGAGAAAACCTTGAAGGCGTTAACCAGCTTGGCTGAAGATGAGTCGGCAGTGATGCGGCGCACCCGAATTGCCCAACCAGAGGTAGCGTCCGGCAGGTCTATACGATGATCGCGCTGGTATTCAGACGTAGTTTTACCGTCAAACCTGCCATCAACAACTGTCACCCACGAGCCGCCATCGGTGGAAAGGTCGACAGCATACTGTGTGACCGTACCCACCATGTCGCCGTTGTCCTTATAGGCATACTGCGCCGGCAGGCTAAGTTTAATGCGCACAGCATCGAGCGAAAGATTGGTGTACTGGCGCGTCCAGGGCACTGACTGTGTAACCGTCACGCCCACAGACAGCTCGTTATCAACCTCCGGCATGCCCTGAATATAGGTCTGGTCCTGCGTGCCCCTGCGCCAGTCCCAGATCACGCCGGTAAAGTTATAGGTGCCGTCATCATTGGCAAGCTGGGTATCGTTCAGGTAAATCTGCTGTGCAGTGAGATCACCCTGAATCTCACCTTCTGAGATAGCCAGCAGCATTTTCAGTTTCGCAATGGAGAGAAGATCGTCCGCCTGCTCTGTCGGCGTGTGAGCCTTGCCGCCACCGCCTTTGTTTCCATGAAAAATAGTTTCGCCGCTGAGAAGTCGCATATTTTACCCATAAAAAAAGCCACCCAAAGGTGGCCTGTCTGCCTGATGATGACTACTGCTGATCGCTGGTAAAGCTGCCCGCGCTAATGATAGCGCCGCCGATTTCGCGCGTGCCGTAAAGAAGCGGAACGGGATAACCCATTGCTACTGTGTTCACCGGTGCGCCAAAGGCATAGTTCGGCTTATTGTCAGTGCTTGATGATGCGCCGACGTTATATTTAGGCTGAGGGGTCAGCATCTGGACGACGCCGCCCAGCATCATACTGAGACCCAGCCCGGTCAGCGCCGTTGTTACGCCTGTTGCCGCCGTGGCGCTAAGGCCGATAGCAGTGAGCGATGCACCAGCTGTAAAGTAAGCGGCAACGAGCGCCACGGCACCGATTACGATCTGCAGGACGCCACCGCGCTTCGAACCTTCCAGAACCGGCTCCATTTCGAACTCTGTTGCGGCAGATGACATATCGAACTCCTGCAGGCCGATATTCTCTTTACCGCTGAAAAACGCGAAACGGACGCCATTCAGGTGGGCATTCGAAACGTATTTCTTAAAGCCAGGCACCTGCGAGCACATTGCCCGGATGAGTTCGCGTAAATCGGCGACGTGAAACTGGTGAACACGCCCGAACTTTTTACCCAAAAGCCCCTTGAGCCGCATCGTTTTAAGCATCCATTAGCTCCTTTCTGCGCACAACGCGCACGGTCCTGTTCCGCCAGTAATCTCCATAGGGAACGCGGGTAGAAAGATTGCCTGAGTTGTGGTGAAGAATCTGATTGTTGCCCAGGTAAATGGCCGCGTGATTGGTGACTGGCGCCTGAATCTGCATCATGATCATGTCCCCTTCACGCATCTCGGATGCGGGCACTTCAATAAACCCTTCAGCCTGCCAGTTATCGTCGTAGCGGCTTTCTTTGCCATCCGCCCACCACTCGTAATCGACAGACCAGTTATTGAGGGTGATGCCGTGTTCTTGCCGGTAGTAGTCCATGATGAGCGTCCAGCAGTCGGCATATCCCAGCACCCACGGCCGGCCAACCAGTTCACGATCCCCGCGCGGGCTGATTGTGCAGAAATCGCCGTCTGGCCATGACATGATTCCCCACTCTATGCCTGAGAAGTCACACAACACCCTGTCGCGCTCTGAGGGAATCAGTTGTGGAACGTCAGGGTGAGAGTGAACAAGCATCAGAATTGTGCCCTGCGCTTCTGCTGCCCGCTTCTCCGCTGGCGCGATAATAAATTGCTCAGTGGGGTTCTCTGAAACGTTGCTACATGGAATATATTCCTGCGTCCGGCCAATCTGCACCACTAGTCCACAGGCCTCTTTCGGGTACTCTGCGGCTACATGCTGGGTAATGGCCGCCATGATTTTTTTGCGCATCGCTATTTCCCCTGCAGATTGGCAGCCGGGAAGCCCCCGAATGACAAGGGCTGGTCTTCGCCGAACCGCGCTTTGCAATCCGCCATACGGCCACCGCACACGTCTTTCGACGGGTCAGCTGTAGGCGTGCCGTCTTTGGTGAAGTAATTTGTACCGTTGTAATCGCACCCTGTACCGGTTCGATACCAGCCGCGCATGCACCAGGTGCAGACCGGCGTTATCTGCCTTGACGGTAACTGCAGGCTCTGAATATCGAACGGCGAACAGAGTTCAAAATCCACCTGCGAGCGGGTTTCTGCCGTCTTCGCGTTGACATAAAACAGCTGCACCCGCTCTTCCTGCGGATTAGCGTTCGGGTTTCCTGCAGTCCAGTTTGCCGCATCCAGATATTTCGTCATCGTGGTGCGGATTCTGACTTTCGCTTTCACCAGATCGTCGAACTGAAGGCATAGCGCAGTAACGTAGTTACCTACGTTTCCTACTGAAAGCTTTGGCATCGGCTGAGAACCAGTGCTGGACATCTCCATCCCGCTTAGTTCATACGGATACGGCTCATACTCGTTGCCTTGCCAGATGATAGACGGAAGATTATCCGCGGCGAATGAAGCCCAGCCATCTGTTGGCAGGTTATAGGCATGAAAGCGCAATATGTTGTCCAGGCCGAATGCAGTGCCATCAATTTCAATTAGCTGCACTACTCCGCCCGGCTCCAACGCCTGAACGTCCTGAGAAAAACTCATATTTCACCCAATAAAAAAGGGCGCAAAGCGCCCTGTTAATCCGTGACATGTCACGGTGCGAAAGCCTGCTCAAATGTGAAAGCGATCTCCACAAAATTGCCGTTAATAAAGCTCGGACGAATTGAATCGGCTTTAATACGGTACAATTTCCGCTCGCCCCACGGATTAACCCACCAGCAGGATGAGGTCACGTGCGCTTTCAAAAATGCCCTGACCGTGGCCATTTCGGCTTTGCTGCCGCTGCATGTTACGGGCCATGATTCGCGGACGCTGTTGATGCCTGCTGCCGCCACCTGCTTATAACCATCGCCAAACTGGGCCTGCATGGTCGTTACATCGAGCTCTTCAGTAGCGCCAGTTCTCACGCACCAGCCAAATTCGGCTATAGCCATCAGTTATCCTCCCCGATATAGCAAACCACCAGGATTCGCTTGCTGCTTCGCCCAGTCATTGATTGTTTTGTTCATCATCCCCTGCAGCTGGCGTGCTGCGTCGGTAGTGTTCGCCGTTGTTGTCTCGCCGGTTCCACTACCCGCAATGGTTACTGGAGCATTTACGGAAATAGTGGTACCGCCGCCCCCGCTGCTCCCTCCTAATGCCCTGACGCCCAGAGAACCATCAGCTGCGCGCGTGAGCGGCATGATGGCTTCTGGCCCCGCCTCTCCCATCAGTCCTGCGCCCTTGGCGAAGGCGAACAGCGTTGGAGAGCTGACAATCGAGCTGCTGTACTTACTGAGATCGTGTGACTCATAAACGCCGCCTTTAGCATTTAGCGTAAGGTTGCTGTATGAGCCCGAACTGAACGCATTACTCGACGAAGCACCGCCCGCAGCCGCGCCGCCAAGGGCGCCGCCGACAGAACTCACCAGGCCGCCGATAAGATTAACCGCGGTCATCTGAAGAGCCACCTTGGCGATCATGCTCAGCACAGAAGTTGCCCAGTCCTTCCAGCTTGCTTTGTTCCCCATCAGCATGCTGGCGACATTATCAAGCGCGCTGTCCATCGAGCTGCTGACAACGTTCGCGGCGGACGCGGAGTAGTTAGAGGACGTGTCCAGCCAGTCAGCCAGGCCATCACTGACGCCACCCATCCAGTCGGACTGCATCGCATCCATGCTTTTGTAATAATCCTCCTGAATTTTCAGGCGATCAGACATGGCGCTGTTGAGTGCGCTGGTTTCACGCTCGTAAACAGATTTGGTGATGTCGCCGGACTGATACTGCGTCTGCAGGTCACGCTGCTGATCGAGATATTCGCGCTCGATGTTCAGCCGCTCTTTCATGCGCTGGCGCTGTTTATCACCAAGACCGGCGCCCTGAACGTCGATATTGAGTGAGGACTGTGCATTACTGTTCTGCGCCTGCAGGTTGGCAACGAACGCCGCCACCTTTGCATTTTCCTCATTGGCTTTTTTTACCGCGTTAAGGCGGTCAACTTCCTGCGCCAGAAACTCTAGCCGTTTCTTCTGAGTTTCATTGAGTCCCTGCAACTTGCCGTCCGCAATATCGAACTGAAGCTTTTGCTGCTCGGTAACAACCGTGACTTTCTTACCGGTCGTATCGATAAGCTCAATCTGACGCATGTAACTGCGTTCAGTCGCTTTGAAAGCCGATTCTATTTTTGCAGCTTCGGTATCTTTTTTCGGCTTGGTGGGCTTGCCGTTGGTTTCGCCGGGGGCAAGACCAAAACCAAGAAGAGATGATGCGGTGCCGGCATTAACGCTTGCCGGAATGTCCAGTGCCTTTGATTTCTTTTTCAGCTCAGTCAGGCGGCCGTTAAGGGTGGCGATCTCATCCGACACGGCTTTAACGCTGTCATCCTTTCCAGAAAGCCAACCCAGAAAAGTTTGGCTGCCACCGTACATGCCGCCAGAGCGCCCTTCCTGTGTTTTATTCAGCCAGTCTATTCTGGCCTGAATCTGTTCCGGGTTATTCATATCAATCCGGTTGCCCATGGCGGCCATGCGGTTTCCGGAAGATGTCGCCAGTTGTCCCGCCCCGGCAGCTGCCTTGATAAGCCATCCCGCCAATTGAGCAACTTCACTTACCAGATCAGCCAGTCCCTGAAGCACGGCGGGATCGGTCAGCACATTGTGAATATCAGACAGAGAATTATTTAGCGGGCTGAGGTCCACATGCGCCAGACCAGCCGCAATTTCCATCTTCAGGCCTTTTACCTGCGCTTCCATGTCCTGAAACAGGTCATTTACCTTTACCAGGTCGTCGATAGACTGCGGGTCAGGCGCAACGCCATAGTCCTTCGCAAGCTGAATGAACTGATTCAGCTTTGCGTTGTTGTTATCGAAAAGCGGAAGCAGCTTAGTCAGGTCATTACCCAGGCTTTCAAGAATGTTAACCTTGCCAGCGTTGGTGTTGATTTTCCCCAGCGCCTCGCCAATGGCCAGCATCTGCTTATCTGGGGTGACTTTTGACAGCTTCTCGGCGGATAAACCCAGTGCGTTGAGCGCATCGACCGCTTCACCTGATTTATTCAGGACGGCATCACCGATTTTATCGCTCAGGTCCTTGAAGATATCGGCCATGTTATCGCCAGAAAGACCGGCTTTTTCTGCCGCAAACTGCCAGGCAAGCAGTTCTTGAGTCGACATTTTTAGCGATTTGGCCCACTGATCTGTGGCGTTAACCTGCTCAGATGTCGACTTGAGCAAAGCAAAGCCGGCGGTGCCAGCGGTAAGTGCTGCAGCCTGCAGTGCGCCACCTACGGAAAGTATCGCGGCTGACGTAGCTGCGGCGTCTTTCTGTACCTGCTTTGCCCACTTGTCAGAAGCGCGCTGCGCTTTATCCATACCTGACGTAAAACCGCCCACTTTGGCGACGAGGTCAATTGTCAGCGTCCCCAGTGATTTGGAAGCCATAAACTCTCCGTTGGCGGCAGTTATACCCAGCTGCTCATGGCCTCCTCAAGAGAGACAGGCTCGTTGGCAGCAGTGACTTTGGTAAAATGAAGAGTGAAATCGGTCGGGCTGAAAGGCGGGCTTTTGGGGTCGCGGTTCACGTTTGCGATTGTGCTGGCCACAACACCCGATCCCCATTCGAAACTCATCATCGGGTTCAGGCTGCCGTATTTTTCCCGGTATTTTGCCCAGAGCTGGAACTCTTTAAGGCTAATCGCTTCCCGCGCTTCGGCGATGGTGCGGCCGCCGATTCCGTTGAGGACGAGCTCGCACCAGAACTCGTCTTCGGCGCTGAGCTCGTACTCTTTCCCAGGTCGTTAACTTCCTGAATGGCAACCAGCAGCGCAACAGTGAGTGCTCCATCAAGCGCACCGCGTTCCGGATCGGCTTCGCCGGTGATATCCGCCGGAGTAAATACAGTCTTACCGTGTTCATCACAAATTGAAGCCGCAATGCGCCCGGCAACACCGTCTACCTTACCGCCCATCGCCAGCACATCCGAGGTGGCTGTGTGATAGCCCATCGGGCGGACATAGACCGTGGCAGTAAACTCCTTGTCGCCCTGCTTCCAGGTTATTTCTTTCTCTACCGGGCGCCCGGTGAACGCGCCAGAGGCTTTCAAAGATTCAAGCGTCAGTTTCATTATTTTTTCTCAGATAATCGGGGCAAAAGCCCTGAGTTTATTACGCGGCGGATGCGGCTTTAGGCACCCAGACAGCAGCGCCGGAACGTTGAATAGAAGCTGAGGAAGACACGACCGTATTCGCAGAAAAATCAAAAGGAAAATCTGAAACATAGCCTTTGAAAACGAACCAGGTGCGGCTGTCTGGAAGCACCAGCCCATCTACCGCACCAGAGGCGCCCTCTGCGGCCGCAGTAGGCGATGCTTCGCCATCAGACCAGCCGATCGCAAAAGTAAGGTCTTGATCCGCTTCATCGTCCGAAATCGACAGGTTATAAAGCATGATGTGGCTGGTATTTTTCGGATCGGCGTTAAGCGTCAGAGATGCCTGCCCCGGTGTGCGAAGACCGCGCTTGTAAGTGCGGTCAGTTTTCTCAGAAAGGCAGGTGTCTTCAATCTGGTCAGCGGGATTGCTACCAGGAGAAAAGGCGGTGATGCATTCCACTTCGCTCACCGCGCCTTTTGCGAGCACGTAAAGCTGCGTGCCTTGAGTCAGTACAGACATGGGTTATCTCCGGTTATAAAAAAACCGGCTCTTGGCCGGCGGGTAGTGTGTTAGGTCAGCGGGTGACTATCCAGTCAACGTCGAATGAATAGCGATAGCGTTTGGTTTCTACGTCTATTTCCTGACTTCCCCAGCGGGTTATATAGGCGTGAGGTTCAATAGCATCGCGCAGCGCGGCGGCCACTGCGATAACTTCATCTGGTGTGTTGGCGTAGGCATCGACCTGCAGCGTAAAGCTGTCGGCATCTGGCCGCTGCGCCAGATAATTTTCTGGCTCGCCGCTTACGTTCTGCCATACAGCGTAGGGGTAAACGACGTTATCGTCCTGCATGCCAAACGGGTACAGACGCAGCGTTTCTCCGCCAATAAGTCTGTTTACTTCCGGGCTTGAAGAGCAAGCCGCGAAAATTGGTGCGATCATGGGGACACCCCTTTCTTTCTGGCGCGCTCAATCGCCCGATCAATCGCCTGCCCATACTCTTGGGTGAAGGTGTTTACCACCTCCCCTATACTGCTTTCTGCAGCAGGACGCATAAACGGCTGCGCCCGCATGTTTTCGGTGCCGAATTCCAGCAGGCGCCAGTGCGGAGTTGGTGCGTTTAGAGCCTTATCCGGATGCTTTTTCAATACCGCGCCATGCAAAACGCCAACGCGAAAGCCAAGATTACCGGTCTGCTTAAACAGCCGACCATTCCAGCGAATTGCGACGTTATCGGCGATGCTTCGACCGGTTGCCGGGTCATCCAGGCGCTGAGCATTAGCTTTTGCCTTGTTCACGATCACGTTCCCGGCGCGCCGTAGTGCTGCACGTCCACCTTTTCGGCGTAGATCGTCGCTTATTTCTTCCAGCTTCCCCAGTAGCGAATCAATCCCGGTCAGGGTGAAATCAACACCATCAGCCATTATTCACCCCCTGAGAACATGGCAGGGTTAGATATTCCGACCCGCTTTTGTCGTCTGCCAGCACACCATGGATGTTATAAATCCGCCCGCGATAAACGATCCGGTTTTTATTGGTCACATCATCGCGGTAGCGAATGGTAATGCGCGCTGTAACCTCACTTTGTCCAGCCTGAGCGGCCACAAATTCACGCACCGACACATCCGTAACATCAGCCCATAGCGTTGCCACATCGGCCCATGTGTTGATAACTGCGCCTGTAGCCGGACTCTGTGTTTTCACTGGCTTCTGAAGCGTTATGCGGTGACGGAGTTTTCCTGCCTGCATGACAATTACCCCTTTGGCTTGCCGCTAAGATAGGTCGCCATCGGCATTGCAGCTTCTTCCTCATCAGCTGCCATTGACTGGTAAATAAGTGCTGACAGCGTCTCGTTGGATTCAGCCAGGCGATTTATTGCCGCTGTCTGATCCTTCATCCCCTCGGCCACCTGATGAAAGCTCTCGGCCAGTTTTTCCAGCGTCGTCGCCAGCAGGCTTACCTGTAATTCTTTCATGAGCAATTTTCATCCAACTTTTGAGCCACGCGCGGCGGCGTTCGCAACCAGAACAGGCCATTAATCCTCCTTTACACCCCGTAAATCCGATATGGCTGCAGGAAGGATTCAACAGCCAAATCAACAGTAGTTGAGCTGCCATTTGTTACTACCGCTTCGCGGTTGGCATACCAGTGAGCAATCAACATCAGCATGGCTGTTTCAATATCTTCGCCATAAAGCAATGCATCGCGATCAGCCAGATAAACTGGGTCATCAGCATTTTCGTAAATCCTGCGGCGGGTATACTTCTCCACATACCGCACTGCCGCTTTTATGCGGGCCGCTATCCAGGCATCCTCTTCTGACGAATCAGAGTCAATGCGGCAGTGAAGTTTGACCTGCTCAACGGCCAGCATAGAAATCCCTTATTTCGATTTGGTTTTAGAGGGCTTGGACTGCTCCGGCTGCTCCGGCTGCTCCGGCTGCTCCGGCTGCTCCGGCTGCTCCGGCTGCTCCGGCTGCTCCGCAGGAGTATCTTCAGCTATTGCCTTTGCATAACCTTTTTTTTCCAGCTCACGCCCGTGCTGAACAAGCGTTTCGATAACGGCGCCTTCAGTGCGCACTTCGCCATTGTGGTAAATGGGTTTAATTAATCGAAGTTTCATTGCGTTTTCCTCAAAGGAAAAGCGGCCCGCAGGCCGCTTTCAGGGATTACGCGCCAGCAGGAGCCGGTGCGGTGAAGGTGCCGTAAATAAACGCTTCGGGGCGCTTAACGGCCAGAGCCAGACGCTCTTCGCAACGAATAGAGATCATGTTTTTCTCGAAGTCGTCGGCGTTCTCGGTGGAGATCACCACGTTGGCATCTTCACGGTCGAAAATCTGCGCGCCAGCGTTGAAAGCACCAGTCAGGAATTTGCCCTGGAACGCTGCTGCTTCGGTGGCGACCACTGGCAAGCCCCACAGAGTTGGACCAGTCAGTGCGGCCGGGTTAGCCAAGATGTAACGGCCCAGAGTGTCTTTAGTCAGCTCGATCTTCGCCCAGTCAATAAAGTGCAGAACGTGACCTGAAGCGGGGAAGCGCGCCAGCTGCGCCTGAAGCATCGCCAGGCGCAGATCGTCAATGCCGTTCTGATTGGCCACTTCGAAAGCAGCGGAGTAAGCAGAAGCTTGCGGGATGATGCCTTCAAGATGCGCACCGGTGCCATCTCCGAAAAGAATTTCCTGCTCTTCGACATATTTCAGGCCGTAGCGCAACTCGGCATCAATTGTCGATTGCAGCTGAGGCATATCGTCCAGAATCTGCTTCGCCGCCTTAAACAGATGCGCAATGGTACGGACCGGCGTGATTTTTTCAGCAAAGGTGATGTCGCTGTAAGGCTTGGTGGTGTTTTCCGCAACAGCTTTTGCATTGTTTGTGAATCCGGTCTGCTGAACCCAGTAAATGGTGTTCGACGCGGTGCGACCGGGCGCAATCAGATCACGGATAAACAGGCGCTGCTTCGGCTGCGCGTCGATGCCGGGCAAACGGTCAGGCGCAACGATCTGACCGGGAACATCGACCGAAACCAGTGCTGCGTTTACCGGAATGCTGATACGTTTGTTACCTTCAACGCCTGCTGTGAAAGTTTTCAGCGCTTCAGAGGAAATAACCTGACGACCCACAGTCTCAACAACTTTTGCCGCTGCGTTTAACGGCATATTTGCTACGTGTTGTTCCAAATCGCCAAGGGCCGCTTTCAGCGTTTTTTCAGCATCACGCAGCGCGTTGAACTCGGACGCCATCTTATCGACAGCGGCTTTAGTTTCTTCTGAAAGAGAGCCAGATTTTTTGGCTTCTTTCAGCGCCTCTTCAGCTTTAGCACTGAATTTGCCGTTAGCCTCTTCAATGCTGGCCGTGACCTTTTTCAGAATTTCATTTACTTCAGACATGGTTTTTCCTTATTTGCCGAACGCCGCCAGGGCGTTTTCAAGTTGTGCAATATTTTCAGGGTTAATTTCGTTGGTAGCGCCCGGCATACCATCATGACTGGCAGCAGCGCCTGGCTTGCTGCCGGATAAAGCTTTCAGGAGCTTGCGACGCTCAGAACGCGGGGTGTCAGCCTTAGCCAGCAGCGCATCGAGCTTGCGCAGCGCCGCCGCAGGGCTGTCGTCATCGTCAGAAATTTCGTCAGCGGAAAGCAGACGATCAGCGAAACCTTTATCAACCGCGTCACTGCCTCCGATATAGGTTTCTCCGTCCATCATCGCGGCGACCTCCTCCTTGCTGAGGCCGGTTCGCACCGAATAGATATCGCCCATTGCCTTGTCGAAAGGCTCCATGTCCGACGCGATTTGCGCCAGGTCATGGCGATTACCCATCGCATAAACCCAGCAGTTGTGGATCATCAGGAACGCGCCGCGCCCGATCTGAATATCGTCCCCGGCCATCGCTATGATAGAAGCCGCTGAAGCCGCAAGGCCCAGCACCTTCACCGTCACTTTTCCTTCGTACTCACGCAGCAGGTTATAAATTGCCAGGCCTTCAAACATGTCTCCGCCCGGCGAGTTAATATTGACAGTAACGTCAGACCCATTAAGCGAACGCAGCGCGCCGGCGATGCGACTGGCCGTTACGCCTTCTCCCCAGTAATCCGCGCCGATTACGTCAAAAATAGAAATGCTGTTGTCATCGGGCTTGGCAGCTTTAATGCCGCCATTCCAGCGCTCCATAGCGGCTGACGGCAGGTCCCGTTTTGAGAGCGCAGAAGGCCGCCCCGCCGGCGCTGCCGGAAGGCTTTTCAGTGTCATGGGAATAGCTCCTAAGCCGCCTGTTTCAGCGGGGATTGTTCGAACGGAATATCAGGAAAAACGAAGTTATGCACTTTGAGAAGATTTGCCGCCTGCGCAGCCTTGCTGTTTTGCTTCAGGTCCTCCAGCGGCGTCAGGTTGAGCTGCACGGTATAAAGATCACCACCTTCAATCGGCGGCATATTCTCCAGGCGACGTACGTCATTACGTGACATCCAGCCATTTTGCAGCGCGGTCGTGTAGTACGCAGAGCGCCCGGCGCTGTCAGCGCGTAGTAGCCCTTCAACAGAGAATTCAGCAAACAAGTCATCGTCGCCGTCCAGAAGGCAGCGGGAAATCTCTTGCTCAATATTCACCAGCAGCGGGCGTAGCGTGTTGGTCAGGAACTGCAGGTTCATCCCTTCAACGCTGGAAGCCCAGCTGCTTTGCTTATCCGCATGCCCCACCATGAAAGCCGGCACACGAAACCAGCGGCAAATTTCTTCAATGCTGAATGCCCGAGATTCCAGCATCTGTGCCGCTTCAGGGTTCATGGTAACGTTCTGATACTTCAGCCCGCCTTCCAGCACCATAATCTTTCCGGCATTTTTTGAGCCGGTAAACGCCTGCATGTAGCCGCGCAGCCGCTCGCGTTGTTCTGCGTCCAGCGCCTGCTCAGCGGACAAAAAACCAGAGCTTTGCAGGCCGTTTTCAAATATTTTTGCTGCTGACTCTTCGACAGCCATGGCCGCTCCGATAACGTCGCGACCTTCCCTCATTGGCATCATCCCGCAGACGCCATCCAAACCAAACCCGCGAATATGCATCAGGTTTTTCTCAGGAATAACGCGTTTCAGCCCATTCTCGGTATAGGTATATTCCAGCCGGCCATTTTCGAGGCGCTTTACCACCATGTTCTGGGGTAGCAGCGGAATCAGGGAAACAAGCTTGCTGCCTATCATCTTTTTTTCAATGAAGGCGTTACCACGCAGGCAGATACTGGCCACCAGCATCAGCATGAATCGCGAAGGCGTCATCTCCATATTTGGGCGACGACAAAGCACCTGATAAACAGGATGATTTGTTGCAGGTTTTCGCGATCCGTCTGCCTGCCGCTCGTAAATTTTAAGCGGCAGTGTCGAAACCGACTCGCTCAGAAGTCTGACGCAGGCCCAGACGGCAGAAAGGTGGATCGCTTTATCTGCCGTCACCACCTTCCCGCTGCTGCTCATGCCAAACCATTCTTCCCAGAATGTCCCGGTCGTCAGACCAATGGGGACCCCGAGCCAGTTAAGCAAGGCACTTTTAACCTTGCCGGGCTGCTTATTCTTTTTCATCAGAAACCTATCATTATCGGATTATCGAAGAAGCCGCTCAGGTCCTGCGCATCGCCGCCGCCATTTACCAGAAGGCGGCTCTTGGCAGTGAACAATGCAACCGGCCCGTCAATTTTGTTTTCCGGCGTGGATTTGTTTGGGAAGATGTTGTCGTTTTTGTCAGGCTTGACGGTGATATTCGACATCATCCAGGTCATAACTGGATTACCGTCGTGATGGAATTTATTGCCGTATATCTCCGCCTGTACTGACTTCATGGACTCAGAAAGGTTTTTGACCGTCTGCGGCACCTCCACCAGTGGCAGGCCCTCTTCGGCTAACGCGAGGCTAAACTGCAACGCGCTCCAGGGGTCAAATGCGATCTCTTTGATGTTCTCGCCTTTAACCCATTCCACTATTTCAGCCTTAATCACTCCATGGTCGATAACATCACCATCGGTTAGCTCAAGGTATCCGGCATCGGCCCACTTTCGGTAAAGCTCGGCAATATGATTTGGTGCCGTTTCAATACGCCCCTCCGGTAGCCAGAAGCGAGGCTGCATATGCGTTTCTCCTGTCGGGTCACGCCATGTTTTAACAGCCGCACAGATATCAATTTTGTTCGCCAGGTCCACGCCAACCCAAAGTGGCCAGCCCTTGCGCTGTGCCTCTTCGGCTGTAGGTGTCATCTTCGCCCAGCGATCCATGTCCATCCAGGCGCTTTCAGCTGTAACCCAGATATTGAGGTGCTTTGTGAAGAAGTTCGGACGCGCGGCTACCTGCTCTTTCGCCTTTTTCGCCAGTCGGCGCATGTCATCCCAGCGCTTACAGACACCGAGGCCCGGGTTTGCTTTCGGCCAGTTCGCTTCGTCAAAAGGATCGTCGTCTTCGTCCAGGGTATAAATGACAGCAAAATACGTGTCATCGTCCACCACACCGCGCAACACCTTAATAGCGTAATCACGTTGCTCGAAGCAGATACCTTCTTTGTTCGTGCCCGCCGTCGTGATAGCGAACAGGAGTGACTGAAGACGCGCACCCGTTGCTGTTTCCAGAACGTCCCACACATCACGGGTGCGGTGAGCATGCAGCTCATCGACTATGCCGCAGTGAATGTTTAGGCCGTCGAGGTTATTGGCATCACTGGAAAGCGGCTCAAACTTCGATGCCGTTCTCTCCTGGTGAATGTTCAGTTTGACGTGACCAAAAAGCCGCCCCAGGGTCCGGGGGGCTTTCTTAATCATGTTCTTGGCGTCATCAAATACGATGCGCGCCTGATCGCGTGTTGTGGCTGCGGAATAAACCTCAGCCCCCCCTTCACCGTCAGCACCGGTCATATAAAGCCCGATGCCAGACGAGACGGTAGACTTAGCGTTCTTACGCGCCACTTCGTTATAAGCGGTGCGGAACCGCCGAACCATAACCGGATCGCCGTCATCGTCCAGCACCTGTTCACCCGTTGTTTCATCAATCAGAGGGATGATGAAGCCAAAAAGGTTTACCAAGATGAAGATGTGCCATGGCATCAGCTCAATCGGCTTACCCGCCAGCGCACCTTTGACGTGCGGAACAAAATTATAAAAGTCGAGAATGTGCTGAGCGCGGTCCTCACTGAAGTAGATACCGCGTTCCGGCCCATGCTCTAAATCATTGAGGAATCGCTGGCACGCCAGGCGCACCAGTTCGCCAGCAACAATCTCGCCAGACAGCACGCGCTCGGCGTACTGAATACCAGCTTGAACGGTTGCCATTCATCATTTGCGCTTTTTAAGAAATTCATCCAGAGGATCGGCCTCAGCCGGACCTTTTGCGCCAACCTTGGATCGGCTGGCCGGGGTCATGCCGAATTCAGCGAGCATAGCCCTGATACGTTTCCACGCGTCAGCCTTCATCACCGCTGCCGGGTGCGGTTTAATCATTCTGATTTCCCGCTCTTTCCCTTCGTCCGGCTCTTCCTCGCTGTAAACGGCATAGGTATAGCCTTCCCGCTCTAGCGTATCGCAGTGATGCCGGTATTCGGTGTAAGCCTCGATCAGCAACTCCAGCGCTTTGCCGTCGAGAGTGGTCATCACTCCGATCGCATCAAGTTCTTCGCCAATTCGCTTAAACCAGTACTTCCCCATTTTGTCGAAATGCTTCGGAATTGGGGGGACCCCAGAAGGCGGTTTTGGCTCTTTTTTATTTACTACCCGTTTGGATGGGTTCCCCTTCACCAAAGCCAGATGTGTCGGGGTTTTCGGCGGTCCAGGCATAATCGAAAACTCCTATTAATTACTGGTTGGGGAACCCCAAAAAAGGTTTTCTAACCTGCGGCGGTGTAAAAAAAGGTTAGGCGGCGGTCCTTTAGGCCCAAAGCCCTGAACTTTTTCCCCGCCCTCCCTGCCAGATGAGAATCAGTATCATTTGATTCTCTCCGTTGCGGTTTTGCGTTTATGACACGACCAGCACAGCGCTTGAAGATTGCTGTCCTCATCCGTGCCTCCACGTGCTTTTGGGATGATGTGGTCAACCGTCGATGCTGGAACCGGCTTCCCGTTTCTCAGGCACTCCTGACAAATGTGTCGATCACGCTTCAGAATGCGAACGCGGATAACATCCCACTTACTGCCGTAGCCGCGCTGGTGCCGGCTCTGCCCGCGCTGGTGCTGTTGCCAGCCTTCGTTGCGATGTGCTTCGCAGTAGCCAGAGCGATCTGTTGTAGTCTTTCCGCATCCAATCTTCCGGCATGCGCGTGCGATAGCTGATGGCATGAGTGCCCCAATAAAAAACCTCCCGAAGGAGGTTAGCGTTTGTGAAGCAAGCCGCCCGGCTGTAACTCTTTATTCAGGCGCTGGCGAACCTGCTCGCTGATGATTTTGTGCAGGCTTTCAGCTGAATCTTTATTGCTCGTTACGTCAGTAAACTCGGCCGACACTTTCAGCTCTTTCAGGTCTGGTCGATTGTGCACAACCACAATTTCACCAAGCGAAGCCAATACTTCAACTTCACGAGTAAAAGGTTGTGTGGCCTTACCTGAAAACACTTCACAGTGGATGCGCTTATTTTTCTGCCAAATTCCTACCTCAACTTCTGCGCCAGAAAGATTGCCATCTTTCAACTCATGCAGGCCGGAGATATTGATGCGGACTTTACGCTTTGGCATTGGAAAACCTCCGAAATGCAGAGGCTGGTCATCACCAAACCGTTTTTTGCAGTCAGCCAGTGTCATAGGTGAATGATCTTCATTTAAACCTCTGACGCTGATGCATGTTGGGAAAAACTCGGGTATGCCTCGCACTTCTCCACGAATGCCCCAATGGTCATAAAACGCAATGCCTGCCGCATTGTGTAGCGCATATCCACCTTCAACAATCTCAATGCGTAGGTTTTGCATAGCCTGCTTGAGGGTTGCACGTATCATTTGGAATTTCCTGCTGGCTAGATGTGTTTAACCCTCGGCAATGGTGATACCACCAGCCGATGATTCATTGTGTTTATGCTGAAAAGTGAACTCATCAAATGCACTTTTCAGAACAAAATAAAAGCCACCGTTAGGTGGCTATATTCTTAACATTGCGTCAGATATTTTCTTCTTAACAATCTCATTTACTTTGAGCTTAAATCGTTCACCCGTAGAGAGCGTGACATAACAAGCAAGTTTGTTTACATCTAGGTTTTCTCGCTTGATTTTCTGAGCCATTCTATCTACCCAATCTGCGCTGCTTTCTTTCAGCGGGATTCTGAAGTTGGCCTCGTCTCCATGATCTAATTTAATCGGCAGTCTATCTGAATGCCCGTTTCTAAAAAGCTGTTGGAACTCTATTTTTTTTCTAGATCCGCTGAAGACCCATGCAACAGATTTTATCTTTACGGGATATTGAGACCTATTGACTACTGTAATTCTTATAATTGCCAAATCATTGTCTACTGAAATCATCCACGATGAACTCACTTTGCCAGCAACATGTAATTTCGGCTTCTTGAGCGCGATGTAAAGCGATACCATGACTGCAGAAAAGGTCACAAGGGCAGAAACAAAAGTTCCCAACATTGTCCAAAACATCCATTGCGCTGACTCTCGGGTAGCTATTAGGGTTTCATATGATATGTATTTTTCATCCATGTATTGCTCCTTATGTCGGAGCTAAGATATTACCCTACTGAATTAGCTTACTCATCAAATATCACTTACCCTATTTTTGCAAACCCTCCAGCGTGGCTAGCCGTCATCCCTTGTCGGAGGATTCTTTAGCAATCAGCGTCAGGACGGGAAACAGCACGGCAGGCCCACATGCAAGCCTCCTGCATTTTAGTGCGAGCGATAGACAAGCAGCGGCCAGCTTCATGCGCTTCGGCTGAGTGGTTACCTGTCACAGACAGTTCGTCCTGCACCCAAAACTTCTGCTTATCAAGCAATTGACAGAATTCACGACTGGCTGATTTCAGCTCATTCATGTCTTCGATTTCTTTCGGTCCCAGCGTGCGGTAACCCTTAATAGTGCTACCATCCTGCGGCTTTGCTTCACTCATGGTGTGCTTACCTTATCGGTTAGTTCAATTGGCTTAACATGCGTAAACATAAAGCCCTCATAGGGCAGCGGCATGTAGCAGGCCAGAAAGGTGATCAGGTCAAAGAACCATTCAGGGACGCCATTAGCAGCGCACACTTCAGGCTCACCTGATTCGATATCCCTGATGTAGACCGGGACGATATTGGCGAACAGGCCGGTATGCTCCCACTCACTCTTTTTAACCCTGCCGAACAGTAATGCCATGCTTACCTCAAACATTGCTCTCTGATGTACTGCTGAAGGCCGGCTATTTGTTTGCCGGCGAGTTCGATTCGACTTCTGAGGGTGAAATAATCCCGTTCAGCGGAGTCAGTAAGTCGGGCGCTGGCTGCATCATCCAGGCTGGCGGTGCCGGTGGCGGATATTTTCGTGCAGGTGGCGTTGAGCTGCAGCCGACGCTTGCCAGAAGCAACATCATCATGCAGCTGGTCGATAGTCGCCTGAGCATCGGCTAACTCCTTTGTGTATTTGGCATCGAGCGCGGCAACATCACGCTGGCGCACCTGCATGTCATCAATTGTCTGTTGCCGTTCTGCCGCCAGGCTGTCCGCAGAAACGTATTTTTCGTGGTAGAAGTAAGCTACCCGGCAGACTGCCACCAGCAACACCAGCAGAAGGCCGATAATCAGGGTTCGCCAGCTAAATGTCACTGGGACCATCCGCCAGGCACATTGAACGCTCCATATCGCGGCGGTTCATCAGGCCACGAAATTTCATACCACCCGCATACACCCAGCGACGAAGTTCTTCGCATGCACCGTCCTGATCGCCTGCGTTAAGTTTCTTCAGCAGTGTCGATTTAGAAAACGCTCCGGAACCTACGTTGTAGGTGAAACTGTAAAGCGCAGCGCGCTGGTATTCATTCAGCGGCACCTTAACCAGGCTATCGACCGTTTTCTTTACTGGCTGCAAGTCGCTCCAAAGCAGGCGGTCGCATTCGCGGTCGGTATACTTCTTGCCTTTGATGATGTCGTTGCCCGTATGTCCATCACAGACAGTCCAGACACCAGCCACATCTTTATAAGGGTCGTAAACGCGGCCTTCTACACCATCCTTGCCACCAATAAAAAGCGAAGCAATAAGCATGGAGCCGCCGCCCGCTGCGGCAATGAGCTTGTTACGCATGCTGGCTGACATAGCCATAATTATTCCTCTCCCAGCTTATCGGACGGGATGTAGCCGCGCTGCTCCAGTGCCCTTATCTGAGCGAGAGAAACTTTGCGCTTAAAATACGCGTTGATAGCAAACGTCATCAGAGCCAGAACGATACCGGCTATAACGCCTACTGCACTCCATTCATCCGGGCTGAGGCGAGTAAGCACGCCATTGGCCACGGCTGACCCGGCTGCACCGTATGCCGCTCCTGATGCTAGTTTGCTCATTTGGTTGATACTCATGGTCACCTCCGTGATTACGGTCGGTGCTGTCTGTAGTCAGAAGAAAAAATGGCGAACCTCCCCACACAGCAAACGGGGAAATCTCGAAAGTTTTGGGAGGACGCCAAAAGAGGTCCGGTTCATCCGGTAAATTTGGTGCTTTCTGTCAAAGGCACCCTTAGATGCCTTTTGCACAAAGCTACTTTTGGGCTTTAACCAGCGGCCACAGGAGAGCAATCACAACACAGATGATTGAGCCATCAGCCAGGACAGACATCATCCGGCTGGTAAAGTCGATGGCGACAACCAGAAACAGCAGTACAGCTATCGCCAGCCAGCGCAGCCGGGCCATTACAGATGGTTTTCCAGACGCAGGCCCAGAACGTTGGCGATCTCTTCCAGCACCTTGCGTTCTTCAGGCTCCACTTCGCCGTCTGCTTCAGCAATGGCTACGGCAACATCAAGCACATCTTCAGCTTCACGGGTGTCGTGCTTAACATCTTCGATTTCACGAAGCGCAGCACGACGACCAATTTTAAAATTGGTGTCCAGTTGGCCGACGATCGTGGCGCTGATGGAATTAATTTCAGAGGTGAAGGCCGCCAGTGCAGGCTGGTTACGCAACACTTGCTCAATCTTCGCTTTTTCTGAGGCTTCACATTCGCCATCTGCATACGCCACCAGGTACGCAGCGTTAACAACGGCCTGAGCTAAATCACGCTTTTCAAACTTTTTGATATCGCTGACTGCTTTACGGGCTTTTTTACCGAAACCGAACATAGTGACTTTCCTTTTAGCGGGTGAGCCAGCGCTCAGGAGTAGTCAGCCCACAGAGATAGTCACACTGACCATCACTCTGGCTCACCCCTGAAAGGCTCTGTGGTGTAATGCGCCGAGCGTGGCGCGGAAATGAAAAAGGCCCGCCGAAGCGAGCCTTTGTACATTTGTTTGTCAATTTAATGAGTTAGCACCTTTTGCACAAAGTCAAAAGCCATAGCTACTACATTTCCCGTGTCAATCCTTGAAAGTTGACTGAGTGAAACTTGAATATTTCCCCCGCGTGCTGTGCTTCCCCTTCAGTACGCGGGATTTTTTTTGGCTCCCTGACGCAAATCGCGGTAACAGCCTTGCCCGTCGGCAACAGGGAAAACTCTTTCTCTCAAGCAATCTCAAAACCGATAAGTTTTGAGTTTTCGCTCTCCACAATATGAAAGGCGCTACAGGTTTGCAGTCCTGGACAGATGCGATTAAGCGTCTGCGCTCAGTGCCTTTGGTATTGTGTGGAAATGAAAAAACCCCGCCGTTTGGCGAGGTTTCTAATTTAAGAAGCTATGCGTTGTTACCACTCTTAACAGATTACATAGAGAAATTCGTAACGAAAAGCAGATTAAGCGATTTCTTTGAAAATAGTTTTCTTCGTGGCTTCATCGATTTCAAGACGGCAATCGGTCATCAGTATGCAAGCGTCAATAAACGTTTCTGCGATCATCAGCTTTTGCCTGACTTTACCTTCGGAACATTTAAGCCAGCGAGCAATAGTGGACTTAGACACGTCATAGCGATAATGCGCCATGATTAAATCCAGTTCATCCAGCCGCCCTACCTTCTTGAGCATGCCGACTGCGGTATCAATGATCATGCCGTCGTTATCGCAGCATGAAAGACGGCTGCTGGTGCTTTTAGGCAGCAGCGTAATAAACATTGGGCTGGTTGGATTCCAGCTAACCTGAGTGCCTTCATTTGCGGCCCAGCCACCCCAACGCTCTAATACCAGTTGAATGTCACGCATATTAAATCTCTCTCCACACCTTTTATTTTTTATCTGCCCCGATGACGCCCACTGCAATTGCGTGATCGAGAAACCTGAACAGCAGCTCAATCTGGCTGCCATATTTGCTTTCAAACTCCCTCATGTTCCGGTGCAGCTCATCGTGATGCGCTCTGCAAAGCGGTATCACAAATAGGTCATGCGCCTTCGTCCCAATTCCTCCCTGACCGTGCCCAATGATGTGGTGCGGATCGTCTGCCTGCTTACCGCAGCAGGCGCACTTTTGCGCTTTTACCCAGCGCGTATACTTCTCGCTTTCCCAGCGCCTACGCTTTGGACGAAGCATAAATGATTCAGGCGACTCCGGGTCTGCCGCCAGGCTGATAACCTTCTTCACGACTTCCCCGGCCTCCTGCAAAACTTCCCGGCCCGGACGCTCTGGCGTAATCAGTGATTCCTTCAGCGTGCCGGTAGCCACCTGCTCTGCCTTCATCTTCAGAACGCGGCGCGCCGGCGCTTCGGGGACAAGGTCGATTACGTCTTTGATGGATGCCCACCAGCACAGTTCGGGCAAGGTCAGCGTATGGTTAGCATGCAGGCCCATATCGAGACACGCACTGTGAATGATCCACGCTGCGACGTTCGCCGCGGCAACCTCTTCCATCTCACCAGATACGCCGTTATTGCGCAGCTTGTTGTCATGGTGGTAGCAGAGCGACAGCACGCCATCTTCTGTTTCAAGCGTAGTCATTTCGTGGAAGTGGAAGCCGTCGCCGTCATCGCACTGGCATGCGTTAATCATGGCCACCCAGACAGTAAGATCGGGAAAGCCACCAGCTGCGGCAATAACACGCTCATGGCGGAAGAAGGAATTCAGCAGCGGATCATCCAGTAAGGGCTGATTGCCATCGTTGATTTTCCCTGAAGGCAGGTCAGCCATATCACCAGTCGGCGTGCTGATGAGTACGCGGCCACGAAACAAGCTCATCAGTTCTGAGCCAGGCTTGAACAGGACTATCCCGGTTCGCGGCGCCACTTCCGGTGTGAGAAGCGCCCTCATGCGTTGCCCGCCAGTTCTTTGTCATGAGTAAATTCACCATTCCAGGACTGCTTCATTGGCAGCTGCCCTTTCAGATAGCGGCGATAAAGCCACACTGCGCCCTCACGCAGCAGAACGGGCTGGTAGCTGGTGAAGCTGGCCGCCGATGACGGATTAATCTGGCTGCTCTTCTCTGTGAGGTATTTATCGCGCGCCTGAGAGCGTACGCGCCAGTGAGCATAGTTCCCGTTAGGGTTGTCGTCATAGAGCCAGTTGGACTCCTGCAGGTATGCGCTTACCCTGCTGACGTTCACACCGTTCAGTCGTTTGCAGAACTGAACCGGCGAAAGCCCATCACTGAAAAGGTTCTCAAGGTGGTCGATATACTGGGCCTGTCGATGCGTGAGCACTTCGGCCTGTTGTTTCGCCTCCATTGCATCAGCCCACGCGCGCGCCAGCTTAATCGGATCGTTCATGTCCGGCAGCAAAAGCCCGCCGACTTCTCTGAGACGAAAATAACTGTCCTCCAGCCCTTCAAAGAATGCCCATGCTTCATCCGTATCGACGATTTTGGACATGCGCGCGGCGCCCTTCTCTGTCCATAGCGTCAGGCTTCTGGTTTTGGATGAAATTTGTGCGTGACTATTAGTCACTCGCAAATCGCGGAGCTCGTCGCCATCCACAGTGAAGATATGAATCCCTTCAACAAAACGACCAACGTTGCGTGAAAGATTTTTACGGATGTTGGCTTCGTCAGTGCCATAGCCTCTGGCTAATAGCTCAGTGGTGATCACACGCTGATCGCGATACATGAGAACGGGAACGCTAACTGAAGCGTTCGAAGAGATAACTACGGGGTTTACGCCAGACGCAGCTGCGCCCAGTACCTGATTAGGCATATTTTACTCTCCACACCATTTGTTTTATCCGGTCCCGCCCCCTCATCTGCAAATGAACGGGACCAACCTTTGCCGGCAGCGTCTGCAAACGCTTATCTGCATAACCATCATAATGGTTCAAAAATAAATTTCACGACTTAAGTGTATTCACCGATTTTTATATGCGAAGCCAACGTCCTAAGGCAACAAGGCTATCCCTTAATCAAGACGCTCATTCTTCAATCAAGACGCTCATTCTTCAAAACAAGGGTTACCTGACCGAGCCACTTACCAAAAAGTGCTGAATTTTTGAATACATAATATTATGCAACGTGTGTATTTTAACTCAACTAGTACCATTCTTGGTAAACTAAAAAAATGAAACATTAACTAATTAATGCTTTAACTAACGGAAATTTAAAGGATTGAGCAATCACACTGAAGAACATTGCACGCCAAGTTCAATTTTTTTGATTTATTGGCTGTTAGTTTATTTCACATGTATCTAAAAATGGAAATGTAAAAATCGTCAAATCCAGCTTATCGCTATTTTTTTAATTTTATCACTTTAGCTTAGAGCATATGTTCTGTAAAAAAAATATTTGTCTAATCTTGAGTTATGCTTGAAAATAGCCACATATTAACAGAGGGAACTTTAATATGAGTCAGGACTTAAAGGTTGGAGCTTTAGCAGTGCTGGGTGTTTTTTTTCTTTTAGGGGGTATTAACGCTTACTCGAAAAAGCAAAGCGCAATTAATGAAATTAGTTCATGTGCAACTATAAATACAAGCAATGCAGTATCTAATGTCGAAAGAGACTTATTGGGCAGGCATGACACAAGCTTGTTTGGAGAGGAATTTATTACTCTTGATTCCATCCTCTTCCATAATGAAACGATTGGCAAACAAGGCACAAGGGTCATCGTCCCTTTCACTCTGATTCGCTCTCAAGGTCAAAGTGAATATGAGGCTGAAGTAAGATGCTCTGACTTGAATATCATTAAATACATAAAATTATAAATCTAAAACGATTTCAAAATATCTGCTTCTGCAATCACAATAACTTTAATGCACTTAATTTATCTTTGAAATTCTCAAAGACTCACACAGCAATCAGGTGATTATATGTTAAAACCCTTGAAATACTACGTTGGCAAGGACAGGTCAAATAACCTCCTTTTACATTGCGAAGATTGCAAACATTTGCCCACTTCAGATTTCCGCACCTTTATTGGTAGTTTTTACACGCCGAATCAGGCATTTTCATTAGCGGCTAGGAAATTTTCATCTCTAGAGCACTGTACCTTCTGCCAAGATGAATCGAAACATTACATAAATGATGAAACACGTTTTCCATATGTATATTTCGACTCTACGATTTCATTAAACAAAGGCAAGAAAACATTAAAACCAGTACATCATTCCCCCCCTACTAAGAAACCCAAATTTTGATTTTCTTTATTTTAACCTGAAAGCGCCCGAAGGCGCTAATTTCTTAAATGCAGACTGAAAAAAATATCACTAATTGTACATTATCAGAAACGGCAGAATTAACTTTACCCCGTTTCTCCCATGTCTGGGATCGTCATCTGTCCCGCCAGTTCAGCGACAGCGGCGCGGAGCATGCGGATGTTTTCCCAGGTTGATTTATCGGCACGTTCCACCAGGGCGATAAACTCTGCCATGGTCATTTCTGTCTTTAGACGGGTCTCTATAGCTACTGAACTGAAGCGATTGAACTTCTCCATTAACCCTGCATCGTCCAGATCGGGATACTTAGCGGCCACCCAAACTTTCAGCTCCGCGTTTTCCAGCTTTTTCTGCTTCAGGCGCTGTGCTTTGGCAAGAATCTCCGCCGGCACCACCACTACCGATGGATTTTCGAACGAGTCCGCCGCCCAGGTGTGGGCGTAACGCGACTCCTGAAACGGGTAAATGTCTTTGTCGCCAAACATCGCAGCTGCGCAGGCCCAGACTTCAATGCCGCTTTGCTCAAGGATGCCAGCGCGGGTTAGCGGCATGTTTTCGTCATACTGGCTATCAGCGTTTACGGCAGGCTGCGCCGTGCCGGCGGGAACTCCTGAGCGGTATTCGGTAATGATGGCCATAACTTCTTCAATATGGCTCAGGTCGATAAGCAGCGTACCTTTCCCCTCTTCAGCTTCGCCTTTCTGAGCGTCACACAGTAGTTCCACCAGGCGACGGGCGCGGGCAGCGCTGAACTGCGGCATTGCATCGGCTTTGGTCAGCTTCTTCTTACCGGTCGCCTTAGCCTTATCCAGCTGCGTTCTGGCTACACTCCCAGCCTTCACCCCATGCTCACGCACCAGCGCCACTGCAGTAGTCGCCGCAACCTCTCTGTTTTTCACCATGGCGATCAGCTCATCACCGGAGGTAAGCAGCTGCAGGTGATGCTCCACGTCAGCAATTGAGCGCTTCACCTTCTTCGCTATCTCTGCCGGTTCCATGCCCTGATTGCTCATGCGCTGGTAAGCTGCTGCACGTTCCAGCGGTTCCAGCGCGCGCCCCTGGCTGCTCGTGACCATGAAGGCGATGCGATCGGCTTCGGACCCTACGAAATCTTTGCACTCCAGGCGGATGTCATAACCAGCTTCTTTCGCCAGCAGCGCGCCATGGTAACGGTGATGACCGTCGATGATCTTAATACCCTTTTCAGTGACCTGCACAGCGAGCGGAGGCACATGCTCACCGGCGATGAAAGCATCGCGGAATTCTTCGACGTGTATCTGGTCAATTTCACGTATGTTGTAACCATTCTCGACATACAGCTCATCGACGCCCAGCAGGTAAGTTTTGCGGGTAGTGATGTTGGTTTCGGTCTTTGCTTTGTTGTCGTAAATTCTTGCTAAGTTAGTCATTTGTTTGCCAGCTCCCAAGACAGGGTAACGATCAGCGCGGCGATCATCAGGGCCGCAGTGCGAATGCTTTGGTAAAAAATTACGTTGCGCTCGTAATGGCGCAGTACACGGGCTTTCATCAGATGCCACCCCATGCGTCGGCGCTCGGCTTCGGCCTTGATGCTTTAGCCTTCTGCATGCACATCCGCCGGCGCGCTACAGCCTGATCACGAAAGCGAGGCTTTGCCGTGGCGTCCATCGCGTTCAGCCATACCGTTGCCGCTCGGCTCCAGCAGTTGCGAGCCTGAAGGGACATTGCCAGCTGGCTCAGGCGCGCGTATTCGGCGTCGACAGCCGTTGCCTCTTCAACCCGGTAGTAGCGGAATTTCACGTCGAGGTAGACTTCGCCCATTGCCACCAGCGTTTTTCCTGCTTCGCGTACAGTTCGCACGTTTGCCTTCATCCCCTTCGCCAGTTCGGAAGCCGTCAGGCCCGGATGCTCTTTCAGGTACGCCAGAATCATTTGCTCAGTATTCATCGTTGCGTCTCCTGTTAAGCGCCACGGAAGCCATCAGGGATGGCGTAATCAGCAGGCGGCACGACAGTGATATCTCGCTGACCACCAGTTTTAGGGATGTCATTCGCGCGCTCTTCCTTGACGGCCAGATAACAGCGCTCGGTGATCAGGTAATCAAAATTCTTTTTGCGCCAGGTGCGCCCTGATGCGTTATCTGCTCTGTTCTCACACATCCAGCGGCAGTTCTTGGCGATGTAGCGCAGGTACGCTACCCAGCGCTCTTGCGTGAAGTCGAACTTCCGCCAAAAGGCGCGCAGCTTGTCGCGGCGGCTGTTGGTGAATTCAGACACGCGAGGCATTTCTGGGATGATTTGGTGATAAGCGGCCAAAACAGATTGGTAATCCAGAGGCGACTGGGCAGGCGAAGCCTGACGAACAGTCTCTGTTGTAATCTCTGTAGTATTCTCTGTTGTATTCTCTGTAAGAGCGGCCCAATTTGACCCGCTGGATGGGTTCAAGTTGACCTTATCCATGGGGACGGATTGGCCTTTTCGAGCGGGACAATTTGCCCTCTTCGATGGGGTCAATTTGTCCCCATCGGAAAGTAGCGGGCTTGCGTGGTTAATCGCATAGAAATTTGTCCGATCATGCTGGGTTTTCTTCAGCTGCTCGACATAAATGAGCCCCTTGCCTCTCAATGAGGAAAGCGCCCTCTTGACTGTCTTTTCTGACCAGAACGGGAATTGCTCCGTCCATTCGTCAATCGTGTTGTAGACCCAGCGGCGACCGTCATGATCAACGCCAGAGGTGGTGTCCTCCAGCCAATAGCAGATTTGCTGAAGCACTATGGCTTCATTCAGGCCGATCCGGCATGCCAGCACTGGGCTGATGACTAGCGGTTTTACTTTCAGAAGTAGACTCATGCTCGTCACCTACTTCTCTGAAATTGCGTTGAAACTGGTCAAGTGGGCTGAAGCACTCGCCATGTTCATAGTTATCGCGCAGATAGATAACGCGGTTTGTTTCAGGTTCCCAGCGAACGACACGGACGATAACGCCGCGCTTGTCTTTAAACCTTCGGTTGAGCTCGCGCATTTCGTTATCCCAAGTTGACGGTGTGACTCACCCACAGCCCACTCTACAAAGCTGTGGTTCACCTCTTCGCTGCATCCGGGTACATTAAGCACATACCGCAGCGGCTCCTGATTGAAACGGCCACCAGCCGACGGCAGGCACCTAAATTGCGGAACAGGATGGAATCTGTTTAAATTGACCATGCGATTATTTCTCCACACCAAGTGATTTGGTCGCAACTGAACGCTCCGGGCTGCAACCTGGGGCGTTCGCCTTATCTGGCGGGCAAAAAACGCGATACAGCAACGTTAAATGCTCCTGCCACTTAGCCATTACCTGATAGCTGTTCTCCTCAATCTGCTCCCTTTCGGCCGCATCAATCACGCCGTCCTCTGTGGCTTTGCGCAGATAGGCTGAATGCTTGCCGATCCACTCAACCGACTCCATCAGGCGCTCGTTGATGTCGGCATTATCAACATCCTCGATCTCAACCATCGGGACATTTACGCTGTTCGACTGCCGCGAAACCGCGTCAGCGATGTATTTCGTGCCGCTGGCCTGTTGAAGAACCATCGCCCAGCCCATAGGGAATATCTGGTCGCCCTCAAGACGCAGGCGGTTAAAGAGCGCGTTCTCTGTGATGCCCAGCCATTCAGCTGCTTCCGCATAACCGCCAGGCATACTGGTGATGGTTTTACGGATCGCAGCAACAAGCCAGGCTGGTTGCTTTTCTATTTGCCACTCTGGTTTACCCACGGCTAAGCCCTCTCTACTGTGGTTTCGCTACGGATGGCGTAGCTGTTAAAGTCTCGGTGCTGGTCAGGTAGCGCTGGGGATAAAGAATTTCCAGCTCGCTGATCTCGCCTTTAAAGAACAAAGCCAGGCGCTCTGCTACATCCAGTGATGCCACCTGCAAACCGCGTTCAATACGGCTCAGGTTGCCTACATCCAGATGAATGGCGCCGGCCACTTCACTTAATGTTCTGCCTTGCGACTTCCGCAAGTTTCGTAACGGTGAAGACATTTTTAACCCCCTTAGTTGCGTAATTCGCATATTATTTCATGCTAGCGGATTGCGCAAGTTAATTTGCGTTTCATGCAAACCATCCATTAAATAGGCACATGAACATAGGAAATCGAATCAGAGAACTGCGGCTTGCGCGTGGGCTGACAATGAACGATCTGGCTGATGCGGTAGGCGTCGACCAGGCGAACATTTCACGCCTTGAGACAGGAAAGCAAAAATCCTTTACCGAGCAATCGCTTAATAAAATAGCGAATGCGCTAAATGTGAGCCTCGGTGAATTATTTATTCCCTCCGATCCAAAAAATACTGTATATAATAACAGTAAGGATATGGTTAAGGTTATACAAGGGGGGGATGTGTATCGTGTGGATTTGCTTGATGTAAATGTAAGTGCTGGCCCAGGAGCCTTTGTTGGCAGTGACATTATCGATGTCATTCGCTCTATTGAGTACAACACTGAGCACGCCAAGAACTTCTTCGGCGGTAAGCCTGCGACTACGGTAAAGATGGTTAATGTCCGTGGTGACAGTATGTCGGGCACTATCGAGCCAGGAGATTTGGTTTTCGTAGATGTTTCAGTGAACCAGTTCGATGGCGATGGTATTTATGTGTTTGGTTTCGATGGGAAAATACACATAAAGCGCTTACAGATGGTTCCGGACAAAATTGTCGTCATTTCTGACAATACCCGATACCGTGACTGGTTCATTGATGAATCGAATGAGCACCGCTTTTATATTTTCGGCAAGGTCATGATCAGCCAGTCGCAATCCTTCAAACGACACGGCTAACCCCTTCTTACAAGCCCGATAAGCCCGGTTCTGCCGGGCTTTTTTGCGTCTTTCACATTTCTTGTTTGCAAATAACGCATTTTATCACTTGCGTTATATGCATATCCGCATTATTGTTTCCCTCATCAGTGGTCACTTACGGATTTTGAAATGAGAATGGTCAAGAACATAAGCAACACCAAGTTTTGGGACCTGATCACTTTTCTGTACCTGTTCCCGGATGCCGAGCTGGTTTGCGATGGGGATATGGGGATCGTGTTGTTGGAGTGCTGTGTCGATAGCCCGGCAGCAAAGCCGGTTTTTTAATGGATGACGCTGTGTTGTTTGGCGGTTTCTTCAGTTCGCAATCTGATTTAACCGCTCTTTTTTTCACAATGAAAAGGGCATTTGCAAAGCGGGTGTTTTCGAACGCTTTAGAGACGTGGAGTGAATGCCCTCCTCATTGTGGTGAATGCGGCTAGCGCACGCGGAGAGCTGGCATCGTGAATATCGTGCGATGCTCCGAGTTTAAAGGTCACCGCTCTGGAGTTCGCCAGCTTGGCCAGAGCACCGGGAGGCACCCGGCACCACAATACCCTTCGATGTTTCGGTGTGGAGAAATCAGGCTGTGGGTTATTGCAGTAACCCACCAGCCCTTTAAGCGAATCCCTCAGCGTTTTATTGCCGCCAATGGCAAGGGATTCATGCAATCAAAAATCGTGTGGAGAAGTTTTCATGAGCTTTTTTAAATTCACCAGCGCGGAAGCTCTGGCAGGTTGGGAAAAACTACAGGGCGACGCAAAGAAGCTGCGCGCCGCGGGAACCTCGTTTGCCTCCTTATTTGATGCAAAGCCTGTGTTCAATTCTGATGGCGTCCGTGAAGCTTTTTATGGCGTCAAATTCTCAGGTGGCATTTACGTTTCCGCCGACCTTTGGACCAAAGCGACGAGCCGCACAGGTTTTGCATGCTGGCCTAAGAGTAAGGCGCCAGCTGGTATGGCTGAAGAGCATAAGGCTCTGCAAGCTCTGTGGAACGAGCAGCGGCCAAAATTAGACGTCGATAAAGCTGCTTTCTTTCCGCTAATCGGCCTCGACTGGGGAACCTTGCTTTTTACCGGCATTACCTACTTCCGCCATGGTGATTCAATCTACGTTGAAACCTCAGCAACGCCAAAAGCCTCTGCAGGCGCAATCGAAATACTGGGCAGCGAATACGACCAGGCTAAGCGGGAGCGTCAGAATGAAAACGCCTAATGACGATATCCGAGTCGGGATCATCATCTTCCCCTACTCCAGCATTTTGAAGGGATGGATCGCCCCGGATGGCGAGCTGGTAAAGAACCCGATTAAAGCTCAGCGCATGGCTGAGGAAATGTTCCGCAACATCACCATCCACTGAGGCGCCCAACATGCTCAACGCAAAATCGAATAAAGAAATTGTTGCCGCTGGCCATTCTTTCGCCAAGAACCTCTCAGCCGATACCGGCCTAATGGATATGGCCAAGATGGTAAGCGAGCTCGCTACACGTCTAGATGTCGCGAACGCGCGCGCCAGTGTGATGGCAGGTGAAGTGCTGCGCATTAACAGCATCATGCCGGACGCCATCGCCGCGCTGAATGCCACCGGCGATCATATGAGCCTCGTTGCCAACCTTAACGCCGCCATGGTGACGCCAGCTGCTAACGAGTGGATTAAGGCTCTCCAGGCTGAAGCAGTCGTGCAGACGCGTAAATACGTCCAGACCATGACTAACCACCAGCAGCCTGGCGTATCTCACGTTATTAACCTCATCTCGCAGCTGGAGATGGACATGCTGCGCGCCGGCGCCGGAAAGGATGGTGAGTGATGAGCATTAAGCCCTTAGAAGTTAATCGTGACCAATACGGCTACTGGTCACACCCGGACTATTTGGCCTTTTGTGATGGTCGTGAATACATCCCATCTGCTGAGTTTAACCAGTGGATGGAATCACAAGGTCTTGAGTGGAAGGTTGATTATCGCGATGAGGAAGAGACCGATCCTGACGTTGATGGCTTTGACCTTTCAACGTGGAACCCTGAATCACCCGTAGGTGATGGCTGGTTCATTGGCTCTATCCATGACACCGAAGACGGTGCAGTTTGTATTTGGCTGCGCGCCGGTAAGGATGGTGAGTGATGGAACGCTGCCAGAATTGCCGACGCTTCACTGGGAATCCGCGCCAGCCCAAAGTCGGTGAACACGTTGACTTCACTATCGTCAGAGGTGATGGCCGTTGTAAGCGGATATCTGTCCGCACCGGTAAGTTGATGCTGATAAAAGCTGATGGTTTCAGCGTCATCTATCGCGGCAAGGTTTATCACTCTGATGGGGTGTCATGTCCGGATGAGCCTTCAGCTTTAACTCTGTCTTTCGTCGGCATGTGCGAGTGCGAAAAGGAGGCTGATCATGCGTGAGCGCCCAATCCTCTTAAACGCCGACATGGTGCGCGCCGTACTGAACGGCAGCAAGACGCAGACACGCCGAATTATGCGAGAGCAGCCTGAAGTTATCCCGAAAGAAGATGAGCATGGGAAGCCGGGCTTCTGGATTCCGTTTAATGTAGGCAAAACGATGGTGCGCAATGACGACATGTACATTGCCTGCCCGTTCGGTGCAGTGGGTGATCGCCTGTGGGTGCGAGAAACGTTCCGCGTGCATAGCCGGGCAACTGACGTAGCGACACTGGTTTATAAAGCCAGCGCGCGCCAAAGTTGGACGGAGCAAACGCACCGCGTGCCAGTTTCTGTATGCAATAAGCCCGCGGTCATCGAAAAGTGGACGCCATCCATCCACATGCCGCGCTGGGCTTCCCGCATAACGCTGGAGATTACCGGCGTTCATGTGGAGCGGTTGAATAGCATGACGGAGCAGGATGCGATTGCTGAAGGGTGCAGCGGCGGTCACGGCTCTATCCCCGGCTACATGTACAGCGCCACACCTCATGAGCATTTTCATCACGTATGGGAATCCATCTATGGCGCAGACAGCTGGCAGGCTAACCCATTCGTATGGGTGATCGAGTTTAAACGCGTGGAGGGGGAATGATGGCGACTAAAGAGGAAATCAGTGAAAGCTTGAGCAAGCTTGTAGGTCAGGCGCACAGCTATGCTGCTTCGCTTGATTTGGGGCCGGAACGCATAGAGGCGTTTGAGCTGTCTGAAGCGTTGCGCCGACTTCAGCGCCGGGGTGCAGCCAGTGTAATGCTCGCTGCTACCAACCCGCTGGCCGCTTTGTGTGAGCAGGAGGATGAAGACGAAGATGATTAGGATGAGGATGACGACTGATGCCTAAATCCCCCGCCGAACGCAAAGCCGCGCAGCGTGCCCGTCAGGCCGCTGCCGGTGAGCAGAAATTAGAACTGGTGCTGGACAGTCAGGAACTGGAAATGCTGGCGCATAACTGCGCCGCCCGGCGCCCCGGACGCGAGCCGTATGAGCTGAACGAGTACATCACCATGCTTATCCGCAAGGACGCGGCTGAGCTGGCGCAGCAGCTGGAAGCGCTGGCAAAGCGCCAGTGCGAGAAGTGTGGCGATCGCCTGCCGGTCAGCGCGTGCCCCTGCCAGGGTGATTCGCAGTGCTGGGCCACCAGCGGCTGGCTTGAGACGAAATTAAACATCACGCCGTGACATGTCACGGATGCTTAACCTGTTGCAGCAGGAGTGGAGAAATAACATGGCCAATACAGATTTGATTTCAGAGAAAGAGGTTATGGATAAGCTGAAGGTTTCATCCAGAATGACCATCTGGACTTACACCCATAAGATGGGGTTCCCTAAGCCAGTAAGAAGCCGTCCAAAGCTTTACTTACTGGCCGAGGTTGATAGCTGGATACTTAACGGCGGAGTTAACCAGAGATCAGCTTAATTTGCTCAAAAATCTTTTCTGCATAGAGCTCATATGCCGCCTTCTGTTCTGCAAACCAGTCGTGCTTGTTATAAACGGCAAGCACGCCCCCTAAATCATGTCCAAGCATCTTCTCGATTACGTGCGGCGCAACGCCTTCCTCAGAAAGCCTGGTCGCCAGAGTTCGCCTGAAGTCATGAGCCGTAAAATCACCGATGCTCAACTGATCACGCAATAGCCTGACATATCTTGTTGCCGAGCCAATCGACAAGGGGATATCGCGATCGTAAGCGCCCGGGAAAAGAATATCCTTACCTGTGGCTTTAGCTTCCTCAAGCAGTGGCAGCACATGCTTGAAAATAGGACGCCTGATAATTTTATCTGTTTTGCTCTTTGCCGCCGGCAGAGTCCAGATGTTTTCTTCGAAATCGAATTCTTGCTTTAGAGCCTCGCGCATCTCACTATTTCGAGCGCCATAGAGTATGAGCAACTTAACCAGGCGCTTAGAGGACGCGGTCGCCGTGCTTTTTTCATTCTCCAGCCAAATCTGGGCCAGCTGGCGATAGGTCAGGACTGTTTCCCCTACCCTTGGTTTTTTTCCGAAGTCCTTGGGATCAAGCCGTAACAGTGTTGAACCTTCAATGTATTGCCTCCTGGCGCACCAGTCCACAGCACCTCGGAGGTGCACCAATAGTTTTCTGGCCTTAGTCGGGTTGGCCTGCTCTTGCCTGGTGAAGAAATCAACCCAAGTGCTGACATTTATATCTTCTAAAGGAGTACCCTCAAACACGCCCTCCATCTCATTAAGAACAACGCGCTTATAGACCTCTTGGGTACTTTCTCTCAATGACTGCAGTACATAGTTATTCCACCAGTAGTTGATGCAATCTTGAAGTGTTGGGCGGAATTTTACCTGTGGCTTATGGTGCTTAGGGTCTTTACCTGCTCCAAGAGACTCCTTGAATTCTCCTACTTTTATTCGGGCATCCCTGAGAGAGATTTCCGGATACCGACCAATTCCGAGCCGATGCTGTTTGCCGTTAAATCGGTATCTGTACTGAAAGCTGATAATACCCTTTGGCGTGATGCGGATTCCCAGGCCATCTGCGTCAGTTAACTCAGGCGGTCCGTCATAGGGTTTACCCTGCAATCCTCTTAGCTTTGTGTCACTGATGGCCAT